CCCGGATTCAAGGTGCACCATGATGCGCACGCTTGTCCCGCTGGTGTTCGGCTGCCCGCTCAGGGTGCAGAGATACCAGCCGTTGCCGACGCCTGAAATACTGGCAGCGGCACCCGACGCCCCGCCGCTGCTGCTCGCTGCCGAAGTGATCGTGCCGGCAGCGGGATCAAAGCTCGCCTTGACGTTGTTGCCGGTTCCGGCGGAGTCGGCAATATGCAGTCGGATGCGACGATTGCCGCTTAGTGACTTGATGTACACCTTGGCCGTGAACGACTGCGCCAGCGTCGTCACAGTTGCCGACTGGTAGATAGCGTGGAGGCCAGGGCCGGTCGAATCTTCGATCAGCGAGTCCGCGGTGGCCGTGCCATCTGGCGCAGTTGCCGTGTTCGCAGAGACGGACGACGCGGTTTTGAACCAGGCCGCGTCATCCAGCTCCTGCGTCTTGGTGAGCAGGTTGTACCGCGCGCTCGGCGTCGGCCGGCTGGCTGCGGTGGATTGGGTGCGGTGGTTGCCAGGGAGCGGGCGCACGACCACGTTATCCACCACAGCGGAAGTCACGCCTGTACCCCGGGTAACGACCTGGACGCCGCTGGTGCCGGTGGCCTGTACGATTTCTCGGTATGAACCGGGAGTTGTGCGACTGGTCGTTACGACTCCGGCGTACACCGACACGCCCGCACCGTTGATCGACACCAGATCGAATGTGATTTCGTACCAGGCGCCCGCCACTGTCGCAGGGCCTTGGGCGACAACCTTGGCCACTCCGCCGTTGTTGCCGATGACAAGTTGCCCGCCTGTCACGGTGGCATCGGTGAGCGTCCAGCCGGTTGCCGAGTCGAACGTACCGTTGCCCGGCGCAAGGTTGTCGCCACGCACCGCCCCCAGCCGCTTGTCCAGGATCATCCCCTCTGGCTGGCCCACTGCCGTCAGCAGCGTCGCGCCCGTGGAGTCCTGGAACATCGTGGCGTTGGCGATGTTGGGCAGCTCGCGGACGCTGTTGAAGGTGATGGTCGCGGTCGTCCCTGCGGAACTTGCGGTAGCGAACAGGGTTCCACTTACCGTGCACAGCCGCTGCTCGCGGTAGGTGCCATTCGCGCTCCGATTGGTCGCGCCTGACGCCGAGCCGCCGGGGTCAACGTACACCGTCCCCGCACTCAGCCCTGTGATGGTGTAGACGATGTCGTACCAGCGCCCTACGGTGAGCAGGCCGGTGCGTTGGACAGTTGCGCCGTTCACGGCTGCCGTGAATGAGCCCCCGTCGACGGCGCCTGCCGCACCGCTTCCGGTTGCTGACCAGGTGGCGCCCGATAGCAGCTCCGGCCCGGTCACCATGTAGTTGTTGAAGTCGGCCGTGTCATACCAGCCGCCCTGCTCACCAGCCGCGAACAGCGCACTCGGGATGTTGAAACCCCTTCCACCGCTCTCCCCCGGCCCGATCCCCCGCAGCCCGGTCCCGATGAAGCCGAGCTGCTTCTTCAGCCGCCGGGGCGGATTCCGACGCTGGTACATCACGTTAGACCCCCGTGCCGAGCTGGATCTGGACGTTGCCGCCGCCGGTGCGGAGAGCCACGCCCACGTAGGTTGCTCCGGGTTCGAAGGTGAACACCCGCTCGGTGCCCGGCAGGACGCTCATGACCTGGGTGTCGGTCAGGGCATTCACAGACGAGTCCCCCATGGCGATCAGGGCCGGATAGGACGATTCGTTCACCACGCGCAGGTTGAGGGGCATGGTGGGGCTGGAACCCGCGCCGGTCATCTGCGTGGCGGAGTTGGCAGTCGTGGCTGCGACCGTGGTGCTCGGTCCGATGGGGGTGAAGGGAGCGATGTTCATGGGCTTTCCTTTGCAGGGCTGATCGCTAGACGGTAGCGGGTGAGAGGGTAGGCGGCAAGTTTGAAACTGGCTGGATTACCAGTACACGACGTTGGCTTGGCCAGAGTCGAAGGTGTCCACACCGGTGGTGGTGGTCAGACGAATCCTGGTCAGCTCGCCGCCAGACAGGAATCGGCTTCCGCAGGTGATGCCCATGGAGGGGCCAGCCGGCACGGTGTTGAGTCCGATGGCAAGCCAGGTGTTGCTGGACGAATCGAGCAGGATCAGGAGCATCCCGCCGTACACCACGTTCGCCCCGGACGACGACTGGCTGGCCAGGAAACCCAGCGAACTGGTGATGTTGGAAATGGCGCCTGCGTTGGGCAGGTTGGTGCAAGTGCCCGTGTAGAGCGACGTGGCGTAGGCGCTGGCATTCCCGATCTGCACCAGAGGCGGGTTGGGCCCTGTGGTGGACAGACCGTCGAACCCGATAAAGATCGCCCGGGTGCCGGAAGGGATGTCAGTCCACTCCGTCGCGGTGCCGGTGAGAAACTTCCAGGTGCCGGCCTGGGTGGGGAGAAGGGCCTTGACCGCGGCGATGGTGGCTGCGGCGAAGACCGTCCGACCCACCGCTCCAGCGCTGAGCGCATCCATCGCTGCGGTGAAGTCGGCCGCCTGGAACACGCTGCCTCCCATGGCACCGGCTCCGAGGTTCGTCCGGGCAGCCGCAGCCGTGGCGGGCTGACCCGAGCCGAAGAGCTGCTCGAATCGCAGGGAGTCGCCATTCGAAGCCCCCGCACCCAGCCCGGTGTGCTTGAAGCCCGCCATGGGCAGGTTGGCCGTCGGAGGGCTCTGCCCGTCGCGGGTGATCAGGTTGCTCAGCGCCGACGCGAGGTCTTCGTCGATGGTGTTGCGGTTGGCAGCCGTGATGACTGCGCCAGCGATGGCGGGGTAGGCCGGGCTGGGCAGTTCGTAGTTTCCGTTACCGTCAAAGGGCATGGTGGACTCCGGGAGGATTATTCGTTCATATTCCCGGGGGATTGCGCCCCAGGATCGGCCAGCATCGTGCTGCTCAGAATGCTGATCGCGGCCTGACGAGCCGTTGCGGGATCTTGCGACTTGGCGATTTCCTGGAGCTTCTTCAGCCCATCCGGCGCCAGCACGATGTCCGCGATCTGGTTGTAGGTCTTGGCGGTCGCACGCTCCCAGAACCAGCGACCGAGGCGGGAATGCGGGGCCACGGCGACGCCTGCGAGGTTCTTGCCCGCTTCCTGCGCCAGCGCCGCCCGATCGATTTCCGCCGGGAGCTTGAGGTCCTTGAACGAATCGAAAGCCTTCATCAGCATGTAGAAGCCTCGGCGGACTTCCTGCGGGTTGCCCCCGTTCGCGCGGGCAGTCACATCCAGGGCCGCATTGAGGTTTTGGCGCTGAGCGTTGGTGCCCGCGATGGCGGAGACGAAGCCGGCCGGGCCCTTGCCTGCCATGCCGGTGGCGGACTGCATCTGCTGGGACAGGTGCTCACGCAGGAGCTGCCCGACCCCATCGCCGCCCATGGTCTTTTCGAGCTGGAGGATGGCTTGGGGCTGCGGACGGTTGTCGGGGAAGACGATCTTCAGCGCGGATTCCCGAGCCGTGGTCTTGTCAGGGCGAACCCCGCCGCCCATGCTGGCCAGGTCACCCGTCAGGCCCTTGGATGCAGGGTTGTAGTCCCGGTTCATCACAGCGGTCTTGGCGCTGCGCGCGTCGTCGAAGTCCGGGGTGGCCGCCTTCATCACCGCCTTGGCCTCGTCCAGAGCCAGGCCCTTGTACCCTTCCTTCTCGGCGGTCTGGTTCAGCTCCTTGATCATGTTGTTGATAACATGCTTGGAGGTCACGAACTTTCCTGCCTTGACGGATTCCTCCAGCAGCGTATCGAGTTCGTCCATGGTCGTGCCAGGCTTGGCCCCCGCCACGGCCTCGTCCGAGCCGATCAGGAGCTTGTTGGCGATCCCGCGGAGGAAGGCGTAGCCCGAAGTCCCTCGGCCGAACTTGTCGCTCTTGGCCAGGTCGAGGAGTTGCTGACGCAGGGCCTTCACATGCTCCGTGTCGAAGTGCTCACCTTCCGGCGGCATCTTGTCGGTGTAAGCGGTGTTGGCCTTTTGCTTGATCGTTGTGAGAGCTTGCTGCGCAGCGTTCTGCACATCCTGGAGGACCTCCCGGCGTTCACCCAGCCCGCTGGGAGGGGGAAGCTTGCCGGCCACGAAGTTGTCCAGAGCTTGCTGGGACTTCGTGCTAGAGCGGGTGACGGCAGTTTCGAGGCGCGGGCGGACCTGGGGATTGGTACCAGCCACGGACACGACGTCGTCCAGGGTCGAACGAGGGCCCAGGAGCTGGCTGTTCAGATGCGGGATGTCGTTGGCTTCGAGCACCTTCTTGACCGCCTCGGCTTTCTTCCAGTCGAGGTCGTTCATCTGCTCGGTCGAGCGCTTGACGATGCTGGTCGCGTTGTCCTTATAGGCTGCGCCGACGCCTGCCAGGCCCCCGCCGAGGAGCGAACCGAGGAAGCGAGACAGGGCGTTGTCGCCGAACATGCGGGCTGCGGCTTCGCCACCGGCACCACCAGCACCGCCGATCGCCGCCTTCTGCATCATGGAACCAGCCCCCCCACCCAGCATCGTGCTGATCGCAGGGGCCGCGACGTTGGCAATAGCCTTGCCGCCGGAGGTCTCGGGCTCGCTGACCGGAGGGAGCAGGCCGAAGCCTTCCTCGATGGTCTGGTTGACCTTGCCGGCGGGCAGGGATTCCTTGAAGGGGTTTTCGCCAGGGACGAGGGCCTGGAGGCCAGCGAGCAGCACTCCACCCGGGGCGTGCATGGCACCAGGCTCTCCCATGTTCCGCATCACGAAGGAGCCGATTTCGCCGAAGAGCCCCGGGAGGGCGGCAGCCCCTTTGCGCACGGACTTGTCCAGGACCTTGCCAGCTTCCCCCAGGCCAGGCTTCCGCCCGCCGTCCATCGAAGCCACGGCCTTGCCGAACTCCTGCGCAGCGCGCTGGCTCACGGCCTCAGGCGTGACGTCGTCCGGCGCCCCTTTGTAGATGGTCTGGGAGCCGTCGGCGAAGGTGACTGTGATGTCGCGGGCCATGGTTTACCAGTTCTTGACGATGGGCTTGCCGGGGCTGGTGGAGCCAGGGGCAGAGGGCAGGGTCCCGCTTTGCGGCAGGATGGTCTTGGACAGGCCGAAGCTGAACATCGACGGGGATTGGGCTTCCAGGGCCTTGCCGTATTCCTGGTTCGCCCTCTCCGCATCGCTGATCTGCTGTTCGGCGGCCTGGCGGATGAGCGAAATGATCTGCGCCCGGCCTTGCGGTGTCTGCACCATCGAAGGCAGGCTGCGGGCGATCTTCTCGCTTTCTTCCTTGACCAGGCCCCGAGCACCGCCCAGGGATTGCATCATTTCCGCCCAGGCACGGGTGGATTCGGACTCGAAGGTCTGGCTGTTGGCCAGCTTGCTCGCATCGACCTTGATCCCCGTCTGGTTGGCAAGCCCCTGGAGGAACGTGGCGGCGTCGGCCAGCGGACCGGCATTGGTCCCCGCCGTGGTGAGCGCTTCGAGCTGGTTGGTGCGGGAGACCAGGTTGCGAGCGGCAGTCGCTTGTTCCGACATTTCCGATACGCGCTTGGCCGCGGCCTTGGACCATTCTTCGAAGCCGGCCAGCTGCCCCCTGTTCACCACGTTGCCGACGTTTTGCAGCGACACCTTCGGCGCGTTGTCCATCTTTTCCATCTTGCGGGTCGAAGGATTGACCTGATAACGGTCCCCGCCGATGAGACGTTCTTCAGCCGGGTTGTACCCGTCCTTGAGTTGAAGAACGTCCAGGGTGTCGGCATCGTACACGACCCCGCCAACTTCCTTAATGTTCCGCTTCGGCTTGAAACCGACTGCCCCGGTACGAACCATGCCAGGGATGGCGGCCGGGTCGGCGTAGGGCAGGAGGTCCTTGGCTTCGATGTTGCCCTTCTGCATCTGCGAAAGCTGGCTGGCGCCGAGCTGCTGCAGCACCGGGTGGTTCGAACCCATGGCTTCCACGATGGTGCGCAGACGAGCCCCGCGCGCGTCCTCCGGACTGAACTGCTGCGGAGCGACGTAGGCGGAAGGGTTGTTGCCGGTCTGGGCGGGCTGCTCCCCCGGCTGCGTGCTGATGCCGTCGATGAAGCGGCTGATGCCGGACGACAGGTCCGCGCGGTAGCGTTCGCCCAGCTGCTTGCGCCGGCTCTCGGCTTCCTCGATCCCACGGCGGCCCATGTAGGCCTGGACGAGCTTGGCCACGCCTTGCAGAGGGGACTGGGGAACGGCGATCCCGCTCACCATTTCAGTCGGGCCCATGGGCGCAGCGCCCTGTGCGGCAGCGATTTCCGCGAGCTTCATCTGCCGCGCGATGGCAGCTTGTTCGGATTCGTAGTCGTAGGTCGGAGCGCCTTGCATGATGAATCCTTAACCGAAGAGGCCGCCGAGGAAGCTGCCGAACCCTGCGCCAGCCGGACCGCCCAGAGCCGCACCGCCGAGGCTGAACAGGCCGCCCATCAGTGCGTTGTCCGAGGCCACGCCTGCGTTGTAGCCAGCGAGCTGCCCCTGGTACTGCTGCTGTTGCGCGCCGGCGAAGTTGCCAGGAGCCACACTGGCCCCCGCCATCCCGCTGGAGAACTGCGGCATCGGGGCCTGCGAGCCCGTGCGGAGACTGGCCAGCTCGTTGATCAGCTGGTTCCGGCCGCGGAGCTGGTTGGCGATCTGGCGATCCTGCTCGCTTCCGCCTGCCAGCACGCTGTCCCGAGTGGCCTGCCCGTAGGCATCCGTGCGATCCCGGCCCAGACGAGCCAGCTCACGGTCATAGGCCTCGGTGCCTTCCATGAAGCCACGGTTGATCAGGTCACTCCGGAGCTGGTTCTCGCGATCAGCGAACTGGGGGTCGAGCCGGCGCTTGTAGCTGTCGTAGAGAGAATCCTCCACGCGCTGGCGATCCGCCGACAGGCTGTCCGCGCTGAAGTCCAGCGGCTGCCCCATCATGGTGTCCACCCGGCCCAGGGCATTCTTGATCGAACCCTGGAGGCCCAGGCTGGTGTCGAGCGAGGCATCCACCAGGGCCTTGACCTTCGGGTCCAGGACGATTTCCGAGGTCCACTGGTCGCTGGGAGCGTCCTTCCAGAACCGCGGGTCGTTGCGATCCAGGTTGACTGCCCCCGTACCACCACCACCCGTGGCCACCCAGTTCCCGTCTCCGCGGTCGCTGAAGTAGCCTTGTCCGGCCTGCCCGACCGCCTTGTTGGCAGCGTCCCAGGCCGTCTGGTCGAACGTTCGGGTCGAGGGGCCCTGCGACCACTTCAGCGTCCCGTAGGGCGTGATCTGGGTCGGGCGATTGAGCTGGGTGTTCAGCCGCGCCGCATCGGCGTTGTACTGGAACTGAGTACTCGCAGTTGCTGCGGGATCAGGAGCCGGCGGCGGAGAGGGGCTGTCCATGGAAGTCCTTTAACCAGGTTTTCAGGCAATCGTCTCGCAGCAGACCCAGGAGGTAGGCGTCGCTCTGTGGGAACCAGTCCCTGGCTACGCCTTCCATCCTGAACCCTAGCCGCTGCGCCCGGTTCAAGGACTTTTCGTTGTCAACTGCGATGAACGCTGTCATCCGGCGGAGGCCGCACTGGACGAAGGCGTACACAAAAATGGCTTTCAGGAAACTCCGAGTTATCCCTCGGTCGCCGACAGCCGTTACTTCGCAATTGCTCCGAGTGAATCTGCTGAAGATCACTACGCACAAGATGCTACCATCCTGGGCCAGTGATGTCAACGTGGTGGCTGTGGCTGAGTCGAAATGGGTGCCCAGGCGGGAGTTGGCCCACTTAAGGTACTCCGCGCGCTGGGTCCAGTCGATCATACCAGGGCGTTACCGATGTTGCCCAGGAAGTCCGTGGAGGACCACTGAGCCTGGATGTCCTTGACCTGCAGTCGGATGCGCAGGCTGAAGGCTCCACCGGGCTTGTGCCGCACGGTTTTCCACTTGTTCATGGACGTGTTACCGTCAGAGAAGATGGAAATGTTGAACTGCGCGGAGTCCCAGAGGGTGCCCAGGGCGGCGAGGTTGGTCTGGGAGGACAGGGCCACACGCTGGGCGAAGTCGGTGTCCAGGGCCAGACCGAAGGTGATCGGCGCAGTGGCTTGGATGATCGGCTTGACCATGTTGATCTTCTTGCCCCGATGGCGGGTGGGTCCGTAGCTGAATGCCGTGGAGGCGAGGCAGGTGATGGCGGAGTCCCCATCCTTCATCCCGGTCCAGCCCTCTTTCACCGTGTCCCCCAGGGCGAAGTAGAGCTTGCCATCCTGGACCAGCATGCAGGAGGCGTTCCAGCCGTTGAACCGAGTCCAGGCACCTGTCATGGTGTTCATGACGAACTGGTAGGACTTGGCCGCACTGGTCGGGACGTTGACGAGCAGGGCCGGGCCTTTGGGCAGGAGAGCTGCCTGCCAGCCGAAGAACGTCCCGTAGAGGCTGTAGTAGGCGTTGAAGGCCTTCTGGATCTTGTCCGTGAGGGCCACACGCTTGTCCACGGTGGCGGACAGCAAGGCCCGAGACAGCGGCCAGAGTCCCTGCTCCGTGAGCACCCCGACGTCGCCAGCGAGCTTCACGAAGCACCGCTTTCCGGTGGGCTTGCCGACCTCGAACACACCCACCTTGGCAAATCCCGACGAGGTCGAAGGATCAGCCCCTCGGTAGATGGCGACCTCGCCTTCGCTGGTGATGGCAACGAAGTAGTCGTCGATCCCGTCGCCTGCGTCGATGGACCAGCTGGTGGTGGCGACGATGAATCCGCCCTTCTTGAACACCGAGCCGAGGTCGAAGCCCGTGAACGCCCCCGCGATGCTGTTCAGCGCGCCGTAGTAGAACTGGAGCGAATCCTTCGCACAGGCGATAACCCGGTTGCCGTGGAGGCTGAGGTTGGTGATGGTGGTGGAATCCAGGCCGGTCAGAGCCGGAGTGCTGGTGCCGTCGAGCAGGGTCCAGGCCCCCGTGGAACCGTTGTAGATTCGAGCCTTGTTCACCCCATCGCCAGCCGCCGCGAACAGGTAGCTGATCCCCGCCACACGCAGGTTGATCGACTCCCACTCACTGGTCGTGGCGGCGGAGCTGACAGCCGCGATGTCGCCTCCGGGGGTGATGTCCCAGATGCCGGTGGCACTGGCGGCGAATCGCTTGAACGACCCGTCGCTCAGGGCCAGGCCCATCAGCGTGCGAATGCTCTCGGTGTCAGGGAGACTGGCCTCGTCTTCGCTGCCCGACCGGACCTCGACTTCCGTGGGGGTGGGCCACCAGTTGTCGAGGATGAGGGCCTCGGTCGGCTTCATTGCGGAAATATTGTCCCGCGCGTTCCAGCCCCCCGTCGGGGCGGGCATGGGGAAGCGAAAGCCAGTGCCGATTTCGGATTCTGCAGGAGGCATCCGCATGATCAGCTCCCCACGGGCCAGTTACCTGCCGGGACCCAGATACCGGGCTTGAGGTCCTGACTGCCGCCAGCCAGGTTGACGTCCTTCTTGGTCGGCTCACCGCCGATGGAGTTGACCAGCATCGCTTCGTAGTCGATCTTGTCCTGCTTGTAGGGGAGGCCCTGGGTGTAGGCCCACTTCCACTTCAACCCCATGAGCAGGAGGTCATCATCGAGCAGGAACTCGTCGGTGTCGTTGGTGAATCGCTTGTAGAACGTCACACCATCTTCCGCTGCGATGGCCATGTCGCTGGCGTATTCGAAGGCGATGGTGTTCCCCGCCGGCGGCTCGGGCTGGATGTAGAAGTTCCCCTGCCACACGCGGTAGGTGTACAGGGGACCGGTGACGATCAGGGCCTCGTTTTCCTGCCAGGCGGGGGCGTTGCGAGGGCCGAAGAGGGGGCGACGGTTGGTGCGATCCCAGACCGTGTTCTCGATGATGTATTTGAAGCCGTAGGGAGCGTGAACGCTGATCGCTCCCTGATTCTCGTTGGCGATGGTCGTGAAGGTGGCTTGTTTCTGGAGCTTGGCCCAGCTCGTGCCGCGGTTGGTGATGTCGCTGATGACCTCATTCGCCAACCCTCGGAGCTGGCGGATAGTGTCGTCCTGCGAGGACATGACACTGCTCGGCCGATCCAGCCCGCGACGATCGCAGAATTCCTGAAGAGTTTCGAGCAGTGTCATTCCCATGATGGTTCCTTAGAGCTTGGTGAAGCCGGGACGGGCGGGCGCCGGTTCGCTGTCGAACAGGTCGCTGGAGCTGATGCCGGGGTTGGCAGCAGCCGGGTCCAGGGGCGTGGGGATCTGCTTGGCCTGGGCCGCGAGCATCTGGTTGGTGGCGGAGAGCTGTTCCACCGTGGCCGTCAGGTCGGCGACCTTCTGTTCCAGGGCGGTGATCTGCGCGGCGGCTTGGCCCGGACCGGCGGCCTGCTTGAGGTACTCTTTGGCCTTCGCCACGAGGTCACGACCGCCCATGCCCAGGCGACGAATGACTTCCTCGTTGGCTTCTGCCAGGACCTCGACGGTCATCACGCGCAGCTCGCGGAGGTTCTTGACCTGGGAGGGGGTGACCAGCGGCCAGTTGGCGATCGGGGTGCCGTGGGTCGGGAGTTCGTGGCCGGCCTTCCACTCGTCGTAGGCGTGCCGGAAGGCCTTGGCCCAGTCCCGGGGGATGCGGCCTTCGCGCGCATCGGCATCGAGCTTGTCGAGCCATTCGCTGGCCACACGGTCGATCTGGTCCTTGGAGCCGTGCGGCGTGATCAGGGCGTAGTCCACGTCCTTGGTCACGTAGCGGCCCAGCTTGATCGATTCCCCGCGGTCTTCTTCCGCGCGAGTCTCGAACATGACGTACGGCGCCTTTGCGTCCGCGATTTGGAGTCCTGACATTTTTGCAAATTCCCCTAAAAGCCATCCCCAAAAAGCCTCAGGAGCCGAAGCCCCTGAGGAACGTGGCCGGGGAAGGGAGCCACGAAACTAACGCGACCGCTAGCTTACAGCGGCGTGGTGGTCTTGCGAACCCAGCCGTACTCGCCGGACGCGAAGGCCGTGTCGGCGGTGTAGTTGCCGGCGGCGTCGGTCAGGGCGAAGGCGGCGCTGACGGTGCAGGTGCCCGTGGCCACCGCTTCCGAGGCCTGGACGTACACCCAGGTCTGGTTGTCGGTGTCGAGCTGAGCGGTGCCCAGGTCGAATTCACGGTCGGTGGTGCGACGGCTGGGGTTCGCACCGATCATCGGGATGACGAAAGGCATGATGCTTCCTTGAGGTTGACAGGTTGGAGGGTTGTCCCCGAGGTTTATGTTGCCATATTCCCCGGGAACGTCGCCGGCCGCTTAGGCCTTCATCACGCCTTGCAGCGCGCGGTTGGAGCAGACCAGGTTGCCCATCCAGAGGATCGGCATGACCACGGCGTCCTGGTTGTAGGGCCGCAGCTCCTCGGGCATCTCCATGTCGGCGTCCTTGTGGACCACCAGTTCCAGGTAGTCCGTGTTCAGGAAGTAGGCCGAGCTGGACGGGATGCCGCTGTTGCCGTCGAAGATGACGTCGCAGCCCTTGTACTTCAGGCCGTCGAAGCCGGCGTCGGCCGTGTCGGACTTCGTGTAGCGCTTGATGGACACCTGCGACGCCTCGAAGAAGGTGAAGTAGTTGTTGTCCATCACGATCAGGTCGGGCTTGTCGTCGCCGCGGACCAGGTTCAGCCACAGGGGCAGCATGAGCTGGGTCTCGATGGTCGTCGCCGAAGGCGTGATCGCGCCGCCGCCCTGGATCGGGGCAGCCGCCGACTGCACCTTGTTGCGCCAGAACGTCCAGGTGGTGGAGTTGATGCCGCCCACCGTGCCGGTGCCCGCGTTCGCCACCAGCGCTTGCAGGCCGTTCACCTGGTTGGACAGGGTGCCGTCGCTGTAGATGTCGGTGGAGAAGTTGTTCTTGAACGTGCGGAGGGCGTTCTTCAGCCGGCTCTTGGCCAGGTTGATGATGCGCGAGTCGCCGCTGTTGGTGCGCAGCTCGAGGCCGCTGGCGGTGACGTTGATCGCGATCTGGCGCCACTGGTACTCCGCCGCGCTGATGACGTCGGACGCGCCGATGTTCAGCACGTCGTAGCCGCTGTAGCGCTGGTAGGTGCCGTTCTCGGCGTAGTCCAGCGGGGCGACGATGGACAGACCACCGTCTTCCTTGCGGACGTTGCCCTTCTTGTAGATGCGGCGCAGCAGGGCGTTGTTCTTGGACACGTTGT